AAATACCCAGTCACAATGTCAAAAGATGCTGCTAAGACATTTGCCGGTAAAGGTAATATGTCAGAAGCACTTGCCACATCGCATAAAACATATGCTGATTATATTGCTCATAATAAAGCAAAAGGCTTGCAAGTAATACCACGTGATCTTTGGAATAACTTGAAAAAGAATCCAAATCAACCATCAAAAATGGAATCAATGGATCCAGTTGGCAAAGAAGATGATGACATCAATAATGATGATAAAGTAAATAAGAGTGACAAGTATCTTCATGCTCGCCGCAAAGCAATTTCCGCATCTATTCGTACCAAAATCAAAGAAGGTTTTGGTGCTGTAGCTGCTGCTGGCGGTGACTATGATGAAGAACCATCACACCAACGCTACAAGAAGTCAAATACCACAAAGAAAGAAGATGCGGCTCTCGGCGACGGCAAAGGCTCTAAGATTTATGCTGGTAAAACCAGAGAGTCACAGATTGATGAAGTGCAAATCAAGAAACCAACCAAATCCGAACGTGAAATTGCTTATGCAGATGGTTCATCAAATTCTTCTGCAAACATGAAAGTTAATAGATTGGCCTATGCTTTGGATAAAGAACCAAAGAAAAAAGTAAGTCTCCCAAAAACTCCTTGGAATGAGGAACTTGAAGAAGCGATGTCTTTAGATAAAGTCAATAAGGTTCATGCTGAAAGCGGTGCCGAAGGTTTTGCTAAAGACTATGTCAAAGGTAACAAAGGTGATTACATTTCTGGTGGTCCTACTGAAAAGCATGAAAAAGATTCAGAAAAGTTCCATACAACATATAAGCGTGTAGGTGGAAAATCAGGTTTCGGTGGTTCAGGACATGACATTTATCAACACAATACAACTGGTGAGAAGTTCCGTATTGACCGCACTCCAAATGGTAAAGGTTTCCATGGTACCGATCATGCAGTTTCAAAAATCAATGAAGAAGTTGAACTTGATGAAGTATCAAAGAAGACTCTTGGTTCATATATTAAGAAAGCATCTCACGATGTTGCTACTAACTCTGCAGCAACCGCCCGTTATTCTGAAAGAGCTAATAAGGCGCTTGATAAAATGAAAACAGGTGATTATTCTGGTGATGGACAAAGAAGAAAAGATACTGCAGTTGCTGATAAAGCTTTTAACAAATCATGGAAGCGCCGTCAAGGTATTGCTATGGCAGCTGATAAACTTACAAAAGAAGAAGTAGAACTTGATGAACTCAAGAAATCAACTCTTGCTTCTTATGTGACTAAGGCAGCATATGATACAGCCGCACATGCTGCTAGATTTGGTGCAGACCAAAAAACTAAAAAAGGTGGCTCTTCGTTTGTAAAAGCGCATCAAAGACTTTCTGGCATTAAAAAAGCAAGTGATAAACTCGCTAAGGAAGAAGTTGAGCTAGATGAAGTTTCAAAGGCTTTGCTTGGAAGATACATCAAAAAAGCAAAAACTGATGTTGCTGGTAAGGCATATCAACTAGGCGCTAAAGATCCACTTAAGCCACAAGCAAGCTGGTCAAAGACTTTGGGCAGAGAAAAGCGTATTGATAAAGCAGTCGACAGACTTACTAAAGAAGAAGTTGAGCTTGATGAAGCATTCAACGCAGGTTTGCTCAAACTGAATGATGGTTCATCTATTTCAGTAAATTCGCAGGATGCAAAACTTCTTAATCAACTCATCAATGGTCTCCGCCAAGAAAATGCAAAGAAAATGATGAAAGTTGCAATGACTGATAAAGACGGCTTTAAAGAAATTTTAGGTTTTGCAAGAGAGGCACTCTAATATGGTAGATATAGTTCTTAAACTAACGGGAGAAGAAGTTTCAGTTTCATCGACACCAGATACAGTTAACGATGCAGTTCTTTTCAGAGTATATACTCCAACTGGTGGAGATTCATTTGTAATAGTAAGAGACTCTGCTAATAATGTAATAGGGTCAATGTCTCAACCTGCCGGTTTTGTAGAAATAATGGAAAAGCGAGCGACCGATACAGTTGAAGCAAATACTGCTATTAAATGTACCCCGGTTGCTTACAAATGATTCAGGTTCATAATCTTATAAATAAAAATAAAAAAGGAAACAAGTTATGAAACTAATAACAGAAGTATATGATGACGATTGCATGGTGATTACTGAAGCTTCAGAAGATGGCAAAAAAGGCTATTTTATAGAAGGTATCTTCATGCAGGGAGATATTCAAAATCGTAATGGTAGAATTTATCCTTCTACAATACTTGAAAATGAAATGAATCGCTATAATGATCAATATATCAAAACAAAGAGAGCATTAGGTGAACTTGGTCATCCAAATGGTCCACAAATTAATGGTGATAGAGTTTCTCACCTAATCACTGAAATGAAAAGAGATGGGTCAAATTTCATTGGTAAGGCAAAGATCCTTTCAACACCAATGGGTCAAATTGTAAAGACTTTCATTGATGAGGGTGTTAAAGTTGGAGTATCTACTAGAGGTCTTGGTTCTGTAAAGGCAACAAAGCAAGGCATAATGGAAGTACAAGATGATTTTCACCTTGCAACTGTTGATATTGTTACAGATCCTTCAGGTCCTAATTGCTTTGTAAAAGGTATCATGGAAAATACTGAATATTACTATGATATAGCATCAGGTAATTGGAGAGTAATGGAACAATTAGAAGAAACAGTTAAGGAACTTAAGAAAGAAGTTGCCACTCGTAATCCCATTAGTGAATCAAAAGCTCTTAGAATATTTGAAAACTTTATAGGTTCTTTAAAAGGATAAATAAATTTACTTTTTTATAAATAAACTATGAGATTAAATTAAATCCATAAGAAGGAGAACAAAATGTCAGAACACAATTTACAAGAGTTTAAGGCGGATCACAGCGGTGGTGATGTTGTCAAAGGTGCAGAAGTTCCTGATCCAGTAACACCAGCGGGTGGTGCTATCAAACCTAAGTTGGCAGATGTTAAAAAGAAAGTTGATCCAACTGCTGATAAACTTGGTGCTGCTTCAGGCGTTACACCTGAAGTGAAAGAAGACGTAGATGCTTCAGAATCATTTGATTCATTATTTGAAGGTCTTGATCTTTCTGAAGACTTTAAAGGTAAACTTTCACTAGTATTTGAAGCTGCTGTCAATGAAGCTTCCACTGCAAAAGCCAATGAAATTGCTGCTTCACTAGAAGAAGAATTTGCTGTACAGTTAGAAGAATCTGTTAACGAAGCAATGGAAGAGATTGTTGAAAATCTTGACAATTATCTTGACTATATTGTTTCTGAATGGATGGAAGAAAATACCGTTGCAATCGAATCTGGTATTAAGGTCCAAATGGCAGAATCATTCATGGATGGCCTTAAAGAACTATTTTACGAGCACAATGTAGAAATTGATGAATCAACAATTGATATTGTTGCTGATTTAGAAGAAGAAATTGCTTCACTTAAAGAAGAAGTTAATAAAACAATCAATGCAAACATCGAACTTTCTGAAGCAGTTGAAATGCTACAGGCAGAAAAAATCTTCGAAGAACTTTCTGAAGGTCTAACAACTTCACAAAAAGAACGCTTCCGTATTCTTTCTGAAAAGTTAGATGTAGATAATCTTGATTCTTATTCATCAGATCTTTCTACTCTTAAAGAGTCATTCTTTAAATCAAAGTCACCAGTAATCACTGAGTCTGCTGTTGATGATGAAGAAAATGAAATTATGCTTGAAGAAACCGCCCCAAAGAAAGTTTCTGCATATGACTCTGTAAATGCAATTGTTAATGCTCTAAATTCAAAACAGTTTAAGTGAAAATAATAAAATTATAAATAAATCTATAAGATAACAACAATAAGGAGAGACAAAAATGAGTCTATCAAATCGCGATTTAGTTGCAAAGTGGGGCCCAATTCTTGAGCACGCAAACTTCGCACCTATCCAAGATGCCCAAAGAAGATCAACTACTGCAACTATCCTCGAGAATACCGAACGCTCTATGCGTGAAGATAGAACATCTGTTTCTATGTCTTCACTTCTAATGGAAACACCAACAATGAATGCTGGTGGTTACGGTTCAACAGGTTTCAGCTCAGGCGCTGATGCCGGTGGTCCTGTAGCTGGTTATGACCCAGTTCTTATCAGCCTTGTTCGCCGTTCCATGCCAAACCTTATCGCATACGATATTGCTGGTGTTCAGCCAATGACTGGTCCAACCGGACTTATCTTCGCTATGCGCTCTAAGTATGGCACTGCAAACAGCAACAACGAAGCTTTCTATAATGAAGCTGATACCGATTATTCAGGTGCTGGTACACATACTACAGACGGCACTGGTTCAGGTTCAACAAATACCGTTGGTTCACCTGCAAGTGCAAATACTGGTACTGCAATGTCAACCACAACCGCTGAAGCACTTGGTACAACCGGTGGTCAGTTTGCTGAAATGGCTTTCTCAATTGAAAAAGTTGCTGTAGAAGCTAAGAGCCGTGCGCTTAAAGCAGAATACACCACTGAACTTGCACAAGACTTGAAAGCAGTTCATGGTCTAGACGCTGAAACAGAACTTGCAAACATCCTTTCTTCTGAAATCCTTGTTGAAATCAACAGAGAAGTTGTTCGCACAATCTATAACTCAGCAGTTTCAGGTGCTGCAAACACTTCAGCTGTCGGTGTATTCGACCTTGACGTAGATGCTAACGGCCGTTGGTCAGTTGAAAAGTTCAAGGGACTTATGTTCCAGATCGAACGTGAAGCTAACCAGATCGCAAAAGACACCAGACGTGGTAAGGGTAACATTGTTATCTGTTCCTCAGACGTTGCTTCTGCTCTTCAGATGGCAGGTGTTCTTGATTATACACCAGCACTTAACTCAAATGCACTCAATGTTGACGACACCGGCAACACCTTCGCAGGTGTTCTAAATGGTCGCTTCCGCGTTTACATTGACCCATATGCTGCTAATAACTACCTAGTTGTTGGTTATAAAGGTTCCTCATCCTTCGACGCAGGTATCTTCTATTGCCCATACGTTCCACTACAGATGGTTCGCGCTATCGGTGAGGACAGCTTCCAGCCAAAAATCGGCTTCAAAACCCGTTACGGTATGGTTGCTAACCCATTCGCTCAAGGTA